AGTGAACCGCTTAGACGCCCTCAGAGCTATCGTACAGGAAGTGATGAAGGAAGAGTTTACTAAGGCTGAGTACCAAGGTGAGAAAGTGACTTTAAACAAGCCTCGACGTATTCAAGGTGGCAACAAGAAGTTTGAAGTATTCGTGCAAGATGGTGATAAGGTAAAGCGAGTTGCCTTTGGAGATCCTAACATGGAGATCCGTCGAGATGACCCTAAAGCCAGAGCTAATTTCCGCTCCCGCCATTCTTGCGATACCAAGAAAGATAAGACTACAGCAGGTTACTGGTCTTGTCGTATGTGGGAAGGTGGAACACCAGTGTCCGAACTTACTAAAAGTGTTGAAGGTCAAATCCTCAAGGCAGATGACGAACAGCGTCTAGTCTATGGATGGGCCTCAGTCGTTACTGAGAAAGGTGAGCCAGTGGTTGACCGTCAAGGTGACGTAATCGAACCTGACACACTCGTTAAGGCTGTCAATGGCTTTATGGAGCATATTCGTGTCGGTAAACAGATGCATACAGGGGATCAGATTGGGGCGGTTATTCACTCCATGCCTATAACCAAAGAGATAGGTGAATCCCTTGGCATCCAGAGTGACCGTGAAGGCTGGATTGTAGCTTTCAAAGTCTATGACGATAATGTCTGGGCGAAGGTTAAGTCTGGTGAACTTGCGGCCTTCTCTATTGGGGGTCGTGCAATCAAGGAGGACTATAGTGCCTAACCTTTTAAAACAGCTTGAACTGGAGGAGTTGTCTTTGGTGGATCGTCCAGCAAATGCACAGGCAATGGTCTCCTTGTACAAGCGTGATAATTCCAATGGAGAACCTATGGAACATGAAGTAACAGAAAAAATGTCTGATGATCTGAAGGCCAAACTGAAGCCATACATGGATAAAGGTATGTCTGAAGAAGAAGCCATGAAGATGTACAACATGGACATGAAGAAAGCTGATGATGCAACTGCTGAAGAGCTTGAAATCGAAACTCTTAAGGCTGCTGAAGTTGCCCTTAAGGAAGAGAACGAGCGTCTTCGTAAGTCTCTCATCGAGAATGGTTATGTCATCAAAGCCGATGTAATTGAGAAGAAAGCTGAACCTGAGTATGTAGAATATGACGGTGAGCAAATCAACAAAGCTGACATCCCTGCGCCTATCCTTAAGGCTCTGGAAGAAGCTGAAGTTGCTAAGGCAGATGCTGAACTGACTAAACGTGCAGAAGAAGCTCTACCTAACTTCAACATCGACGTAGCTAAAACACTTATTGCTAAGTTCGATGCAGATGAAACAGTCATGGAAGCTTTGAAGGGTGCTGATGCAGTATTCGGAGAGTCTATGGAAGAATTTGGTAAGTCAGATGCTGATGGCAACTTCGCTACAGCACAGGACAAGCTAGATGCCCTCGTTAAGTCTTATATGGACGAAAACAAAATCAAGAAGAGCCAATATGCTGTAGCTTATGCCGCAGTTGCTAAGACCGATGAAGGTAAAGCTCTTATCAACAAATCCTATAAAGGAGAATAAATATGGCTGTAATGCAGTCCCGTGATACACGGTCTTTTGTTGCTGGGGAAGACCTTTCAGCAAAACAATTTAAGTTCGTTACTCTTGAGAGTGATGGACAAGTAGATCTGGCAGATTCTGCTGGTGAAAATTGCATTGGTGTTCTGTTGAACAGCCCTGCTGCTGGGGAAGCTGCTACTGTAGCAATCTCAGGTAAAGTAATGGTAGAAGCTGGTGGAACTATCGCCGCTGGTGCAGCCGTTCAAGCCGATGCAAATGGTGACGCACTCACCGCAGCTTCTGGCGATGTTGTTATGGGTTATGCTTTGGAAGCAGCAGTTGATGGTCAGATCATGGCTATTGAACTCATCCAAGGCGGTAACGTCGTAGCTTAATCCAGCATAGAAAGGAATAAATAATGCCCTTGCTGACTCCATCCGCAGTGCATGTAGATCAGCCGCTGACTAACCTCACGCTGGCTTATGCACAATCACAAGAGAACTTTATCGCCGATAAGGTTTTCCCAACTGTCGGTGTTTCAAAACAATCTGACAAATACTACCTCTACGACCGTGCGAATATGAACCGTACTGGTGACGTAGAGAAACTGGCTCCACGCACAGAAGTAAACCGTATCGGTATGACTTTATCAACAAGCAGCTACTTCGCTGATGTTTATGGTCTAGGTATGGATTTCGATGAGCAAACTTTGGCTAACGAAGATGCTATGTTGGACATCCGTTCCGCTGGTGCTGAAACCTTGGCGATGCGTCTGATGATCCATCGTGAAGAGCAGTTTGCGAGCAACTTCTTTGTAGCTAGCCAATGGGGAACTGACAACACATTGAGTGGTAATGACCAATGGTCAGACTACACTAACTCAGACCCTATTGATGCTGTTACTCTTGCTCGTCGTACTGTCCAGTTAGGTTCAGGCGGCTTCAAGCCAAACACAATGGTTGTTGGTAAAGAAGTACGTGACAAGCTAATCAACCACCCAGACGTTCTTGCTCGCTTGAACGGTGGTGCAACTGTAACCAACACAGCTTTGGTAACTGATGCTAAACTGGCTGAGATCTTTGAGGTAGAGAACTTCTACGTCATGGAAGCTGTCAAGAACTCATCTGTTGAAGGTGTTGCAGAAAGCAATGCGTTTATCGGTGGTAAGAATGCTCTGTTGTGCTACACCCAATCAAATGCTGGTCTTATGTCACCAGCAGCAGGTTTGACCTTCGCTTGGAACAACCTTGAAGGTGTAAACAACTTGGGTATCACAGTTGAGTCATTCTCAGACGATGCTCTGAAGCGTCAGCAGATTGCTGAAATGATCCAAGTTAAAATGTCTTACGATATGAAAGTCGTAGGCGCTGACTTGGGTTACTTGTTCATCAACGCTGTAGCTTAATTTACCTTGGTGGGGGCTGTAGTAATGGCCCCTGCCATCCTTCCCGACGAAAGGTAGTACAATGATCCGACAAGAAAAGATGCCATTTCAACTAGACCGTCCAGTCTTTGTTAAGCGCCCGTTTCAATCTTGGGGCAGACAGTTAAAGAAGGGCGATGAGTTTAAATGGAAAGAGATTGGTGTAACTGAAGAGAAGACACTAATCTTGTACAGAGAAGGCTTTATCTATCACAACTCAGAATTTGAAATAGAACGTAAAGTTGGTGATGGATTAGAAGAACTAGATGTAGAGGGACTACATGGCCTTGTCGATAGTATCAACGATAAAGTAAATTCTAAGACTAAATCTGACGCTGAGTTCCAAAAGAAGAAGTGTAAAAAGTCTAAGATAGTTGATAAACAGCGTGGGCTTATTCGTAGCTGGCGTAGAAATTATGGTCACAAGGAGACTTAAAGAATGGCTTGGTCGTATGATGCAACTGATTTAGGTACAGGTACAGCCTCTGGGCGTTTGAACTCTGTACGGCTCCTTGTAGGGGACACTGACACCACCGACCAACAAGTTCAGAATGAAGAAATAGTTTTTGCTCTATCCCAGACCAGTGACAACATCTATCAAGCTGGTGCTTGGACTGCCAGAACAATCGCTGCACAATACTCTCGTAGGGTCACACAGAACCTGTCAGGCGCTCTGAGTGCTAACTACAGTGATCTAGCTAATCAATACACTCAACTAGCATTAGACCTTGAGCTTAACGGTAAGAAGGCTGGAGCTAGTGTAGGTGTAGTTGCTGGTGGTATTAGTATAGCTAGAGTAGATGCTGTAAGGCAAGATACAGATCGTGTTCCACCATCCTTCCGTAGGGATAGATTCAAGAACCCACCAAGTTACAGTGGTGATGACTACGATTATAGTTAAGGGGTAGGTAATGGCATTCTCAAGAGGTTATAACCTACTCAAGATGGTAGAGGAGTTTGGTGAGCCGCTTACTCTACGCAAGAAGACTACAGCAGGAACCTACGATCCTACTACTGGGTCAGTAACAGGTTCAGCTACAACTGACTACAGCTTTGAGGGTTACTTCTACAACTACGATCAAGGTATCATAGCTAATGTAGATGAGATCCGTAGAGGCACCCGTAAATGCGTAGTCCCAGCTTTAGGATTGGCAGTAGAACCCGATGACGAAGATCAGATTATTGGTAACGGTGACACAGTTAATGTTATTTCTGTTGTTACTATATTTTCTAATGGGGTCAAGATTTGTTTCTTGTGTGATGTGAGAGAATAATGGCTGTACAAGCAACACTCAAGGTTAATCCCTCTCTTAAACAGAAATTGGCTTTACTTGAACAAACCGCTGAAGATAAGGTTAGAGACATCCTAGTAGATATAGCACAAACAACTGTTAGGTTATCTCCCGTGGATACTGGTGCTTATGTTACCTCACACTCTTTTAAGACTAATACAAGCTCTAGGGGTCGTGGTAAATCCTCTCGTAATAAACCTAAGAAACAAAACCAACAATCAATGCGTCAAGAGGGCCTAGATAATCTAGTGCAAGATATTAACGCTTTAGACTTATCTGATACCACAAAGATTACTCTTCGTAATGATAGCCCTCACTCTCAGGCAGTAGAGTACGGTGGGCCTAATTGGAAGAGACAGGGTTATTACGTTTATACTCAAGTGAGAAACATTCATGGCTAGTATTTATAATGACATACGTGCAGCACTTGAGAACAAGTTAGCTAATACCTCTAATTTACCTACGGGGATAGCTTATGAGAATGTCTCATTTAGCCCAACAACAGGTACAAGCTACCTACAAACTAATTTTCTCCCGACACTCCGCAGACCCGCTGTAAGAGGTTTAAACCCACAACAGAGATACGATGGTGTGTTTGTTGTAACTGCCTACACCCCAGAAGGTAATGGCCCCGCTGCTGCTGATAGCTTAGCTAATACTATCTTAGAGGCTTTTGAAGCAACTACTAAAATCTCCTATTCTGGGGATGAAACAATAACTGTATCTATTGACTACGCTGAAAGACAGCAAGGTTTCTTAGATGCGCCTTGGTACTACGTTCCGATTAATATCGGATGGTACGTTTATAATAATTAGGAGAATACATTATGGCCTTCGCACAAGGTTCTCGTTCCAGCCTATCGTTCATTGTGGAAAGCACATTTGGCACGACTCCTGCTGGTAACTTCACAAACTTACCCTTCAGCACACACTCTTTGAACTTAACTAAGGATCGTGTAGCTGGTACTGATATTCAA